AATTTTAATAAATTTCGGATCAACGAAAAAAATCTCGCCATCTTCAACAGTCCAAGCTTTAGGAGGATTGGTGGAGTTATCCCATTTCACTAAGTCACCCATTAAAAATCAAATTAAAATATATATTCATATTTTTTTATGATAAATACTAATGACAACAACCCAGAAACAAAAACCGGAATTATAGACAATACTATTATTTTTTATGTTTATTATCCTGAATCATCAATTGGAAGTGATGCTATTATAATTGAAAAACAAATGGAAATAGCTGTATTATCCAATTTAAAACAGATAAACATAGGTTTATATAATATTTCCGAAAATGATAGTAAAGTAACTCCTATTATTAACAACATAATCAAGAATGCAAAGGATAGATTGACATCACGTTACAAAATGGAAAAAAAACACATAGAAGATCTATCTGTTAATTTAATTTATTTTAATGACGATAATTTAACAAACATTCTAGAAGTGTTGTTATATACTACATATGTTTTTCCTGAAAAACCAGAAGATAAAAAAGATATAAAAGGGAAATATTCTTTTGTTTTATTGACTGATGGGTATGATCCAAATCCGAATATTAAAAACGAAGAAAAAATAATTAACACAATTAAAACAAACATAAACCCGAATATAATATTCACAAAAATTTCATTCAATGAAAACGCGAAAAAATTGTCATCGACTTATATAAGAAACATCGCAATTAGTAGTAATTATGACAAATTTGATAATATGATGATGAAGTTAGGGTATAGTAAAAAAAATAGTGATGAAATTTTAAATGTGATTAGAAATTCATCCAATGTTATGACGGTGGGTGATATTTTTAACAAAACTAGATCTATGATATCAGATTTAGGAGCAAATTTATCAAGTAAATTCACTGATATGGTGAATAATAAAGACAATTCAGTTAATAATATCAATATCAATGAGAACAACGCGAACAACATAAATGGGAATGGTAAAGTTTCTTACGCGGTATATGGTGGATATAAAAAACGAAAAACTAGAAAACAACGTAAGACCAAATGTAGAAAACAAACCAGAACCAATAAACATAAAAAGTGAATAAAAACAATCAAACATATGATGATATTAAAAAAAATATTATAATATAATATAAAATGGAAAAACAATTTTGGGTTCATTTATTTCATATTATTATAGTAAGTGGTCTATTTTTATATATTGGCATCATGCAAACAAAGTTGCCAAAATTCATATATCCAATTTTGATTGGACTAGGAATCGTTATTATGCTTTATCATATTTATAAATCCATCTATAAGAAAGACGCGTGGGTGAATTATATTCACATATTTATTGTTGGTCCGTTATTGATTTATATTGGATATAAAAAAGAACAAACACCACGTAAATTTTTTGAGATTATACTCATGCTAGCATTTGCAAGTTTTGGATATCATTTGTATTATTTGATTTTTTGATTTGCCAGAACAGTTATTTTAACCCTGCTAGTTTGACCACCTTCTTCATTATCCAAGCAGTTAATGCAAATAATATACCGCCCCATAATGTATCTATAAATACAGTGCTCCATTTCCATTTTGTTAGAAGAGCACGACTTGTAGTTTCGTATACAGCATAAATTACAATACCAAATAGGAACGCGTCATGAACTGATTTATTTGGTTGTATAATAAAATAATAAATCCCAAAAATCAAAAAAACATAACATAGAATTGTTGCAGTAATATTTACTTTTAGCGCTGATCCTTGAACTAATTTTACTTGATTCTCGAAATACGGTTTCATCATTGTCAAAAAGATACCATCTATTATTACAAATACAATGGCTGTTATAAGTAGTTTATACATGTTGGACAATTAGTTATATATTATAATGGAGAGATAATAAAACAACCCAGATGCTAATATTCTAATAATTGAATATTTAATCCTTTGCTCGGTTTAAATTTTAATATATCCAATTCACGTTTGGTAGTTGGAAATAAATCATTACCATAAATATCTGCTAATAATAACCATTCAAACATGCCACCAATATAAATAAAAACGGAAAAAAATCCTAATTTAACCAATTGTTTGTATTTGTTAAAAATAGTAATGTCGTTGTTGTTTTTGCCGTATATAATAATATGTTTCTGTCCTATTACATGTTTATTTCGAATAAACGAATTTATTATGGCCTCTTCTTTTTCTACACTAATCGTATTTGGCAATAAACACTGCTGTTCATGAATCGGCAATGTATTAATTAATATATATTTATCTGGGTTTTTTATTGCACATTGTATATCTTCAAAATTAACTTTTTGTACATTATGAGTATTTCCCATAATGTACCTACTTATATTATATTTATATTTTACTCGCATATAATCTTTATTTACGATTTAGTTTTTTCAACGATTTTAATTTTTTTAATGTTTTTGATAATTTTGTTTTTTTCAATTTTTTACTTTTTTCACTTTTTTTATTAATTTTTAACATACCTCCTCTTTTTCTTTTTTTGCAAACACCATCACCATCACCATCACAATCATCATTTACAACTCCCAAAAAGTTAATAAATGTTTTCGATATAGCACAACTATATGGTATGGCAAATTCTGCTGGAAAAAACCCATTATCTGACTTTTCTATATTGGCATGAAAATATCCCATAAATCTACAATTTAATTCATTTTCTATATTTGAATCTTTTATAATATTAAATAATTCAATTGTAAAAAATTTATCTATATCTTGTTCAGAATCTCGCTTACCATCATAATATCCGTAAGCATCTTTAATTTCTTTCTTTGAAAATACTGATTCGCATTTTTTATCTATACCCATAATGTGACAATCAATGTCATCACTATCACCAATATCATCACTATCACCATAAGGATCAAAATATTCTTTCCAATTATGTAAAATAGTATCATATATTAGTTTTATAAATGATTGATCTAATTGATACCAATCACCGTTATCATCACCTTCTACATTAGCATGCGATTTAATAGCTCCGGTTAAATCTAAAAATAATAAATTTTTATTTATCTTACTTTGTGGAAACAACCAATTACTATTATTTGATGGAACAGCAACTAAACTTTTATCATATGGAATATATGCATATGTATTACAAGTCGGATTATTTCTACAATATATTCTAGAATCGTTATAATTGGTTGAATACCAAATTGGTTCTAGAATATATTCAGATGATTCATTATAACTATTTGATAAAATAGTTGCTGGCCGACTTTTTGGGACACCTTCAAGTTTGGCAAATTTTGCTTTTTCAGAAAAAAATTCTTCTTCGCCTGATCTATAAATTTTATCTAATGTATATTTATTTTTTAATTCTGAAAACGTTCTTAATCTTTTTTTAATTTCACTTTTCAATCCTTCATTTACAATATATTTATTTGTAGTTTCCATATATATTGTAAATATAAATTTATTAAATTTTAATGAAATTTTACAACAATTTCTACCTTTTCCTTTTTGATACTTTTTGCAGCAGAAACCGAAAGCTCTTCTCTCTTCTTCCGTGTTTTTGCATTTGACCCAACACTAGAATTTGAACTAACACTTGACAATGATCCTGTTGCTGATCCTGAACTACATGAATCATTACTATTATTTGAATTCTTTCTTTTGGATGTACTATTATAACTATTCATATCTTTTTCAATCTCGTCATAATTTTCTTCTATGTAATCTACCACTTTATTTTCCAACGCCCACTTAAAAAAATTAAGCTGACCTATTGTTGTTTCTATAAATGTTCCCTTAACATCATCATAAGGAATACTTATTCTGTCCCATCTACAAAATGGATCAAAACGTTTTTTGGAATAAGCTTTTAATTTCAATTTATAGTCGACATATACCTTGAATCTTTTAAAACTAGTAGATGATGAAGTTGATATTGACTCACTAGTGCTCGTTGAATTAGATAAGTTCACTTCATTGCAAATATCGTATGTTGTAAAATGTTTTTTGGCGTAATTTGTTGAAAACCAATCAACGATTCGGAGAGAAATTTTGGATTCACCTGTTATTATTTTTAACATTCTCTCCATACTGTTGTTATTTTTATAAAACACTAATAAATTGTTTAATAACAAATCATTTTGACTTGTATAATTTAATGCATTTTGTTTAATCTGGTTGTTTAATTGTATATGCGATGAATTCGTAAAACTTTCAATTTCACATGGATTTATAACACAATTCATTTTGTTTATTATATGGTATTAATATAGTGTTTATTATAATATGGATAAAATTATGATTATTTGTTTAAATGTTTTTACATTAAATGTTTTAATATAAATTGTTATTCTCTGTTTCACTAATAGGTTTCTCTATATTTGTATTAACCGGTTTCATAAATAAGTCTCTATTGATGACATCTTGTATGTAATTATTTTGTGTTTCTGATTCGACATTTTGATGTAAAAATGGATTCAATCCTATTTGTGAAACCATTTCGCGCTCAGCCATTTTATTATAGCTTTCTTCTCTCTTGTTGTTAGAAGCTAATTTAAATTGATGTTCTAAAAACATAATGTCATTGGAATCACTCCAATTAGTAGAATCACATTGCATAGATTGTGTATACGCCATGTTCTCTATGTATTCATCTGTCACTGGTTGTGTTTGTCTTTGACCTTCTATTTTTGGATTTTCTTTCATTAAATCAGGCACTTCTGTGTAAATCCTGTTTTTTCTTAAACTTCTTTCAATTCGTTCCCCATCATTTGTTGACCATTTCCAAAATATCAAATTTTTATGCATTTTTATATACCTAACAATATAATAATTATGATTTTTTAACTATTTGTAATTGTTTTGTAAATAAAAAAGCATCCTTTCCCTGTTTTCGCCGTTTTAAATTACATTGTAAACAAGAAATTAATACGTTGTTTTTGTTATGACCCAATGAATTGTCAATTCGATCCAATGTCCATTGGTAATTTTCTCTCACAATTTCATATAAAACCAAAATTTCTTTATTACAGTAATAACACAATAAATTGGATTCTATCAATTTTTGCAGGGTGTCATCAAAATTTATAATATTTGTAGAATCATAAATATGTTTAATTATATCCTGTTGTTTGTAATTGTTTAATTTTCTCTCCAATTGCTGTTTCATTAATTTATATATTTCTTTGTTTTTTGTAGTAGTATCTTCTTGACTAGTATCTTCCATAGTATCTTCCATAGTATCTTCCATAGTATCTTCCATAGTATCTTCATCATTTACGCTACATAATAACTGTAATTGAAATTTTCTTTCATAAACCTCTTCTGAAAGTTTCCATTTTTGCGATTCTTTTCGTAATTTTATTTTATTTATATCATCTTTATTTGTCAATTTTTTTATTTGATATCGATTACCCACACCAACAATATTTATATTTTTCTTTGTGTTTTCTAATACATTACACCCATATTTTTGTTCATCTTGCTTTTGTTCATCTGTCATATTTCAATTTATATTATTAGTATAAAAATAATATAAATTGATCTCTTTATATATATATAAAAAATATAATTAAACCATGATAAACGAACAAAACATTGATGTTACACAGTCTAGTCAAAAACAAGAAGAGTGCATAGAATTAAAAAATATTAAATATAAAACTATGTTGATATCTAGTGGAAATCCAATAATAGAAACCAAATCTTCTAGCGATCTGACTAATTTGGAAAAATTTCTAGAAAATGAAAAGAACAATAATAAAATTGAACCATGGAGCAAATTAGATAAAACTATGAAAACAAAAAAATTAATAGAATATGTAAATAAATACAAAGATGAAAATTCATTATCAAATGAAGAAGAACATCTGTTGATACTTTTTCTAAAAGATTGCATAGATAAAAAAAAACTTATTCGTGTTAAGGATGTTATTTATGACAAAGAAACTGGGATTATTAAAAATATACCTGCGTTAAATTATAATAAACAAAAAAAACATTTCACTCTAAAAAATACGGACAAGCGATTGTCTACGCTTAAAAATTTACCTAACCATAATAAAAAATTAATAACAATTTCTGGACCAGATGAAGAATAGTTTATTTTCGTTTATTTTTACGTGTTTTCCTTTTTTTGTGTGATATATGTGATTTGTGTGATTTTTTGCGTCTACCAGTACCACCACCACTACCACCACCACTACCACTACCACCACCACTTTCACCAGGAGGGGGCATAACACGATTTGGACTTCCTATATTTGTAATTGAATCATATGTTTTATTAGCAATTTTAGTGATAGTAGTTTGAAATTCTCCATCTTCACCATTTTCAGTGTTATTTATAAGTTTATTTACTTTTCGAAACATGTATTTGTTACTACTATTTTTTGAAAGTATTACTTTTGTATTCACAGGAATAATTATACCACTATTATTTTTTTTGTCTATAATCGTAGTATTTTGCAATACTTTAAACGTATAATTCTCGTTATCATCTGTGCCAGAATATTTACCGTACATACCAGATGCACCAATGATATAGTTTAATTTTGATACATCTGTGATTATTTTGTTTTTAACTACATTATAACCGTTTCCTGTGAGAATATTAATACTTGTTTTTATAGTTGCGGATTTTAACTTGATAACTTCTGAATAATCTATTTTGTTTATATTAATAGTTGTTTTATTAACAAAATTAACTCCTTCTTCTAACCCATTTGACATTTTATATATATATATTAGTTTGAATTATATAGAATACTAATATATATAAATATTAAAATATAAAAATATAAAAGAAATCTGTGAATTTATATAAGTATATATCTATTTTAGTTTTTGAATGAATGAGGAATTAGAATTAGAAAACATTTTGAACAAAATTGAATACGAACCATGTATATCTATATTTACTGAAGATTCTAGATATGAATTAATAGAATATGTATTGGAAATAATAAATAATTATCTAGAAGAAAATACGAATGTTATTGCGGAACCTGATTTTGATGAAATTATATATGAAGATATTTCCGATGTTATTTATGAACAATATGAAAATTATCTATATCCTGAATATTATTTTACGTACAATGAAACAGTTGAAGATGAGCTAAATGACATTATCGATTTTGCATTTGAAATATTTTATATATGTTTTATTCCTGAACGATCTGTTGATACAAACAACCCAGAGAACCCAGAGAGCCCAAACAACCCAAACAACACGAAAAATAAAGAAGATATTACTAAAATTATAACATATTTAAAATCGAAACCTCAACCAGAACAGCGCACTAATGAGTGGTATGAATTTAGACATAACTTAATAACAGCTAGTAATGCATATAAAGCGTTCGAATCCGAATCCATGAAAAATCAATTAATATATGAAAAATGTCAACCAATTAAAACAGCGTCTGGTTCTTCAGAAACACAACCCCAACTCCAACTCCAAAATAAGCAAGTTAATATTAATACTCCATTTCATTGGGGGCAAAAATATGAACCTGTATCTGTAATGATATACGAATATATAAACAACACAAAAGTAGGCGATTTTGGATGTATCCAACATGACAAGTACTCTTTTTTAGGTGCATCTCCTGATGGAATCAATATTGATCCAGATAATGATAAATATGGTGTTATGTTGGAGATTAAAAATATCGTAAATAGAGAAATTACAGGAATACCTAAAAAAGAATATTGGGTTCAAACGCAGTTACAAATGGAAACATGTGATTTGGATGAATGTGATTTTTTAGAGACCCGATTTATTGAATATGAAAATGAAAATGCTTTTTTGCTGGATACATCCAACCCATCCGGAGACCCTATAGATAATAACCAAAAAATTGAAAAAACAGCTAAAGACGAATACAAAGGTGTTATTATGTATTTTGCTAACAAAGATGGAAATCCATTTTATGTATATAAACCTATGAATATTAAAACATATACAGAGTTTCAAACATGGGAAGAAACTGAGATGGAACGATTCGATTCATTGGGATATACTTGGATAAAAAATTTATATTGGCGTTTAGATTGTTTTAGTTGCGTTTTAATTAAACGAAATACAAAATGGTTTAATGAAAATTTGCATTTTTTAGAAGAATTATGGAAAACAGTTGAATATGAGCGCATTCATGGTTATCAACATAGAGCACCAAAATCGAACAAAAAACAAGCAAAAAATCGTATAGAGCCTACGGCATCAGGTAAATCTATATGTTTAATAAAAATAAATTCAGATACTGGAGATGTGGAATTGGATCAAAATAATTTAGAATCTACTTCAGAGCCATTATCAACTGATACAACAAAAACAGTGCGAATATTAGCTCCAAATCCAACATATAAACCAAATACATTACAGTTTTTCAAAATTCGAACACAGTCATTTGATGAAAGCAAACATGATACCAATTAACCCTCTCCAATTCTCAGACTATTCAGTTTCATTATAAAAATTATTTAGATTACCAGGCGTTACAAAATATCCATTGCGAGATGTAGTATTTGATATTTTACTTACAGGTGGTAATGGTTTTATGATATTAGAAGGATTATGTTGTTTATTATCATACATAGTATCGCAAAATTCTACAGGCATACATCCACCTAAATCTGGATTAATAGAATAACGAATATTGTTTGTTTCTTGTTCATAAGATCCTACTTGAAATTGTGGATATTGCCACCATACATCACTACTATTTATATCGCGAACGCCAAATGTTTTCGATTTAGGATAATACCCATCTAATAAATAATCTCCTTGAACACTTGGCTTAGCAGTATAATTACCATTTTTATCAATCGCAAAATCTGAATATGCTAAATTTGATTTAAATATCGATTCACTTCCAGTAAAGCCTTCAGTGCGGAAGTTGATGCATTTAGATAGAAACGAATATAATACAATAATTATAATAATTATCACAATCCATTTTATATAATTAAACTGTTTCATGATTGGTATAGATTTGTATAGATTTGTATAGATTCGTATATAGATTATATAATAATAGTTATATAATATTATAGTAAAAAATATTAAAATTAATTATTTAGTAATCATAGAAATAAAATGTCTATAAATGAAATCACTGAAAAAAACAACATTGCCACAAACAATACCAATACCAATACAGAAATGCGTGTATTAAAACGAAATGGCACATTGGAGGATATTGCATTTGATAAAATATTAAATCGTGTTAAAAAAATTGGTAATGAAGCAAATATAAATATAAACTATTCCGCTTTAGTTATAAAAGTAATCGATCAATTATATGATAAAATTCCTACTACTAAAATAGACGAATTAACTGCAGAACAATGTGCATCTCTCTCCACAAAAAGTCCAGAATATGGTATTTTAGCTGGAAGAATAGTTATTTCCAATCATCAAAAAAATACTCCGTCCTCTTTTTTAACTGCGATGAATACATTGTATGAATTTAAAGACATACACGGTATTCATAATCCATTAATATCAGAAAAAACATGGCAAAATATAAAAACCAACGCGAACATATTGGAACACATAATTGATTACGATCGCGACTATTTAATTGATTATTTTGGTTTCAAAACATTGGAACGTGCATATTTATTTAAAGCAAATGATAAAATAATAGAGCGTCCACAACATATGTGGTTACGTGTATCTATTGGTATTCACGGTGATGACATAGAAGCGATAAAAGAATCATATGATTTGATGTCGCAAAAATATTTTACTCATGCAACCCCTACTCTTTTTAATGCTGGAACCAGGCGACCACAATTAAGCTCATGTTATTTAGTTGCATTAGAAGAAGATAGTTTGGAAGGTATTTTTAATACTTTGAAGGATTGTGCTAATATATCAAAATGGGCGGGAGGAATAGGTCTTCACATTCACAATGTTCGAGCTAATGGTTCGCTTATTAACGGAACAAACGGAAAATCTACAGGTATTGTACCCATGTTGCGTGTATTCAACGATACAGCAAAATACATAAATCAAGGCGGAAAAAGAAATGGAAGTTTCGCAATATACCTAGAACCATGGCATGCGGATATAGAAGATTTTTTAGAAATGAAAAAAAATCATGGCGACGAAGAATTAAGAGCGCGTGATCTATTTTACGCTCTTTGGATTCCAGATCTTTTTATGGAACGCGTTAAAGATAATGGAAAATGGTCGCTTTTTTGTCCGAATGAATGTCCTGGATTACATAATATATACGGTGATGCGTTTAATAAACTTTATATGCAATATGAAACATCCGGAAAATCACGAAAAACTGTAAACGCACGCGATTTATGGTTTAAAATATTAGACGCACAAATGGAAACCGGTACACCATATCTACTATTTAAGGACCAGGTAAATAAAAAATCGAATCAGAAAAATCTAGGCACCATTATGTCGTCAAATTTATGCGTAGCACCAGAAACGTTTATTTTGACAGACAAAGGACACATTAGAATACAACATCTGGAAGGACAAAAAGTAAATGTTTGGAATGGCGAAGAATTTTCGGAGGTTGATATTTTTAAAACAGGTAACAATCAAAAATTAATAGATGTACATACTGACGATGGATCAAGTATTTCATGTACGCCATATCATAAATTTTATATTCAAACTACATATTCTGAAAAATCAATTCAAATGGTAGAAGCAAAAGATTTAATGCCAAATGATAGAATAATAAAATGTAAATTTCCCATAATTGATGGTACTGATAAAATGTTGTATGCTTATACACATGGCTTTTTTTGTGGAGATGGTACTTACAGTAATAATAATATTGAAAAAGAAGAGCGTGATTGTAAATTTAATTCGCTAAATGGTCATTATTTTTGTAAAAGACATATTGATTTTGAAACGGATGAATTTGTGAAAAATAATACATCAACCACTACAAATATAAAATGCCAGGCTAAATCATATCAAAAAAAACCAATGTCTTATTTATATGGCGATAAAAAAAAACTATTGGAACATATGGATTATCGCAGTTGTGGTGTTGAAAATAATAATCGTATTACAATTCAATTACCACTTGATATTGATGAAAAATTTAATACTCCATCTTTTAACTGTTGTTTAAAAGATAAATTAGATTGGTTTGCTGGCTATTGTGATGCGGATGGAACAATTTCTAGAAATGGTGAAAATGAACAATTACAAGTAGCATCAATTAATTATGATTTTTTGAAAAATGTTAAATTATTATTGCAAACATGTGGTATTAATCCAAAAATTAAATTGTCACAAGATCGTAATAAAAGCTATTTACCAGATGGAAAAGGAGGGCATAAATATTTTGATGTAAAACCATGTTATAGATTATTGATAACATCATGCGATTTACATACATTATGTTTAAATGGATTCACTCCCAAAAGATTACGTTGTTCATTAAATAAACCAGCAAGAGATGCTAAACAGTTTGTTAAAATATTAAAGATTGAAGATAATAACCGTATTGATGATACATATTGTTTTACTGAACCTAAAAAACATATGGGAGTATTCAATGGTATTTTAACAGGACAATGCACCGAAATAGTGCAGTACTCTGACGATAAAGAGTCATCCGTATGTAATTTGGCGAGTATAGCACTTCCACTTTTCGTTGATGAAAAAACAAAAGAATTCAATTATGAAAAACTACATCAAGTTGCAAAAGTAGTCACTACAAATCTCAACAAAATCATCGATATTAATTTTTATCCAACTGAAAAAACAAAGCGCAGTAATTTATTACATAGACCCATAGGTATTGGCGTACAGGGTTTAGCCGATGCATTTTTTATGATGAATATCCCGTATCATAGTGAAGAAGCCAAAGTAATCAACAAAAACATATTTGAAACTATTTACCACGGAGCATTGGAGAGAAGTAATGAATTAGCAATCGAACGCGTTAAATTATTTAAAGCTCATCCAGTTTATAAAAAATTGTTATTCGAATATGACAATGATACTAATGATGAATCAATCAACCGCGGTAAAGACGAAGATTATTTTATTCATGAAAACGAATCAATAAGCATGATAAACGCCGAAAAAAGGAATATTACATATAACAATCATTTAGGTGCTTATAGTTCTTTTGAAGGATCACCTGCTTCAAAAGGTGTATTGCAATTTGATATGTGGGGTATTGACCCAACAGACGAACGTTATAATTGGTCGATTCTTAAAGAATATATTATTGAATATGGGTTACGTAATTCGCTATTGGTAGCACCTATGCCAACTGCTAGTACTTCACAAATATTAGGTTTTAATGAATGTTTTGAACCAATAACGAGTAATATTTACAGTAGAAGAACACTGGCAGGTGAATTTGTTGTTGTGAATAAATATTTAATGAATGAGTTGATTGAATTGGGTTTATGGAATGACAAAATTAAAAACAATATTATCGCAAATAAGGGTAGCGTACAACAACTGACGATGATTCCTGAGCGTATTCGAGAGAAATATAAAATAGTCTGGGAAATTCCTATGAAACATTTGATTGATATGTCGGCTGATCGAGGTGCTTTTATTTGTCAATCCCAGAGTCTGAATTTGTGGTTAGAAGATCCGAATTACAATACACTGACTTCGATGCATTTCTACTCATGGAAAAAAGGATTGAAAACAGGCATTTATTACTTGAGAAGAAAAGCAAAACATCAAGCACAACAATTTACAGTAGAACCGGATAAAGATGATAGTGATAATTGGAATGATAAGAGCAACGGTAATGATGATGAAATATGTGAAATGTGTTCCGCTTAATAGATAATATATATAAATAATTTAAAAATGTAACATGTCTATTAATAATGTATTCAATACTAGACGAACCTACTATGAATTTTTTGACCCGCGATAATTGTATCATTTATACTATTAAAAAACTAAAAAACATGTCATTGAATGATATTATCTACTACAATAATTTTGCGTGCTTGGCAATTTCATTATTCGTTTCTTATAATATATATTCATATTATTACGTAAATGAGTGTAGCCTTAATAATTCACTGCCTTTTTTATTTGTATATTTTACTTTTGATAATTTTATAAATAAAATGGATATTAAATTGCATCATACATTAATTATATGTTTGTTATTATTTAATTATTGTAATAATGTATCTATAACTGATAGTGCTATTCCGATTATAGCACTGTATAAAACAGAAATATCTACTATATTTTTATGTACGGAAAATATTATAAAACCATTCAGTGATAATAAAATTTTAAAAAATTATATATCACCTGTTAACAAAATGCTTTTTTTTATTTCATTTATTAAATTTAGATTGTATGACTTATACAATAATGTGATTATCAATCCATCATTTTATTGTCATATGGACAAATATACAACCACAATGTTTAATAAAATGTTTTTGTATATACCATTATACTGTTTTTACGTGTTGAATTTATATTGGATGTTACTAATATGTAAAATTACAACAAAACAACTAATTAAAAATATAAATTCAGAAAAATTGTCATTAATCAATGAATATATTACACAATATACATTTTTTTTTAACATACCTATAGCTGGATTTATTTACTCATTTTTACCCAATCAGTATAACATATATAATATGTCAGGTATTACAATGTTATCGATAAATAGTTATTATTATCATAATAAAATATATAGTTATTTATGTGAAAATAAAAAAATTAATTACTTAGATAAAGAC